GGTATGTTAAGTATGTCGCCACCACCTGCTAACATAGATGAGAAGTCTAATACTTGGTTACGAAGAACGAATTTTCGTTCTGCATAGTCAAGGATTGCATCTCTCCACATTTCAGGTATAAAATTAGCAGCAGTTGTTTTTGTTACATTTCCATCAGCCATTTTAATCTCCTTCGATTAGTTTTTAGCATACCCCTCTACTATCTGTTTCCAAAGAGTTGGATTCTTCTTTGCAGCTTCTTTATCCTTTTGAGATAAATCTGCCCACTTCGTATTTGAAGCGAACTTGCCACTAGAAGTAACTTCTTTAGCATCAGATATTTGCACTTTACTCTTTCCCAGTCTTTCAATGTGCTTTTCCAACTTAATTGTTGTGAGGTCTTGGTATATTTCTTGTTCATCATCTGAAAGTTGGGACAGCAGATGTTCTCGTCTTTGTTTTTCTTGGATTTCAAAGTTTTCTACGATTGGCTTTAACTTCTCGTTTTCTATCTTTAGTCCTTCATACAAAGATTTAAACTCCTCTTTTTCTTCAAGTTGTTTTGTTTCCTGAAGTTTGAGGCTTTCTTTGAGTTCATTCAACTCGGCTTCTGCTGATTGGCTTCTTTGTCGGTACTTCTTGCTTTCTGCAATTAAGTTTCCAACTTCATTACTTACTTCCTGTGTAGGAGTTTCTGCTACTGCTTGTTCTTCTACTATTACTGTTTCTTCGGACATACTGCCCTCCTGTTTTATTTACCTATTTTAATGGTGATAGGTTTGCTTTCATATTTCTTTACATTCCTATCAACAATCTTTTGTAAGAATAATGCAGAACTATCTCTATTCTTACCACTTAAATCTGCTATGACATACCCCTTATCTTCATTGGCTTGAACAATAGTTCCATTCTCAAATACTAATGTGGCTCTATCTCGTTTGCCTTCAGGTCTAATTCTTCTTGCTGTTTCACCACTTAATAACATGGTTACTCTATCACTCTTTCTAAACTTTCCTAATGCACCAGTTGCTTTCTTTGCTGCATATTCTTCAGATGCTTTATTTCTATCGTATTTCTTAATACCATTCTGCATGACACCTTTGTTCATGTCTTTGACAATCAATCCTCTTGCATGAGAAGCCAATTGTCCATAATTCGTCTTAGTAAAGTTGGCTATATCTTTAGCTTTCATTATACTGGTATCCATTCATGTCTGCAATTAAAGCCACCACCATCTGCAAAACTTACTGGTGTAATACTTTCTATTTCATCTGCTGTTAATCCTTCTCCTTGCAATGCTAAGGTTTCAGCACATACATCTCGTGTTACTTCATCATCAGGACCAATATATTCAAACTTTTGTTCAGGCACATCTTCAAATAACTTTGCAGTAGTTGTTCTTGTAAATCGTGCAAAACTATCATTTAATAATGCGACTTGTTGTTTGCTACTTAATGCTCTACCTACTCCATAGGTTTCGGTTAGTCCTTCCATAATACTTGTAGCACCTTGTCCAGTAAGCAATCCTCTAAACATAGCAGTCTTTAATTCATTAGCATATCGTGTTACTCCTGCAGATATAGTTGTTAAGTCTAGTATGCTTAATATCTCTACTGCTTGAACTGCAGTTGCTACTTGTCTAGTTCGTTGTGTTGCTTTCAATAAGTCAAAGCTTTTAATTGCATTCTTATCATAACTACCTTTCACTTTAGCTAACAATGCAGGAAATCCTAAAGCATTTAACTCATCTACAAAGTTAATCTGCTTGAATGCTGTTGCTAATCCTGCATCATCTAATACAGTCAATCCACCTAACACCTTCTCAATCTTTTTAAGAAGTTGTGTTTGGATTTTCTCCATATCTTTTTTATAGAAGTCTAAGTCAGCCATTATTCTTGTGCATTAATAATTTGGTCTATTAAAGTTCCTTCAGGTGTTTCAGGTGCTTCAGAGTCTATCTGTTCTACTATACCTTCAATCTCATCATCTTGTAAGTCAGGATTCTTCTTTCGTAGATAGCTCTTTCTTGTTTCTAGGTTGTTCTTAAATGCCCAGTCATAGTATTTGATTTCTTCATCACTACTCATTGGCACTTCTCGTTCAGTAAAGTCTATACTAAACTGGTCACCTAACTGAATACCACCTGATACTTCACAGATTCGTTGTGCAATTCTAAATTGTTGTTTCTCAAAGGGTCTATAGATTTGTTCTATATCACTTCTTAGGGCATCTTGTAAATCAATCTCACTCATCTTCTTAGATAGCCCTGACTCTTGTCCTTTGTTTGTCCAGTTGATTCTGACATTGTTTGCTTGTGCAATACTATCTACCATATACTTCGTAGAATCAATCATAGCTTGGACATTGGCATTCGGTGTTGCATAACTAAAGTTAGCCCCTTCAGGTAGCACTAATGCCTTATCTTGCCCCATAGTGATTCGTTGTTCGGTATCTAATCCAGTAAATACTGGTTGTCCTAATTGGAATCTGCCATGCAAAGCTAGTTCGGTAAGCATAATGTTAATACTTCTCATACCATCTACTAAGTCTGATGCACCTTCTCTAAAGAAATCTCTAGTGTATAGGTGTCTATGTCCAATGTTAAATGGTATCACATCACCATAAGGGTTTCTATCTCCATCTACAATAGAAGTAATCTTACCTCTACTGCTAATCATAAAGTGTTTCCCTTCCATATCTTCTGTGTCTTTACTCCAAAACATATACTGTGCATCTTCTGACCTTGCTTGTAGTTGGCTTTCTGCCTGATACATAATAGCAAATGGTTCATCTTCGTTTGGTTTAAAGAATGGCACAAAGAAATGGATTGGTCTATACTTTAGTTTCTTTTCAGATTCGTCCCAATGAGTATAGAGTGCTTCAGTACCTAAGAGATAAGTTAGTTGCTCAAATTGTTTCATGAACGAATCAAAGTCCCCTATGACATCGTTATACTTATCATTGAATCGTACTGGTTGTTGTTGATATACCAATGCTCTCCTAGATATAATGTTTCTTACAAGGTTAATATACATTGGTGGAATAGCAGATAAGGATTCACTATCGAAGTATTGTTTTAAATCATGTTCTAAGTTTACCCCTTCATAGTAGTCCAATAATCGTTCTCTTTCTTCCATCTGATTATCGTAACCTTCTTCTATTGTTTCCATCAATAGCTTATGTAGCATCTGTTCTGTTAAATTATAAATTATCATGTTTCGTACCTTTTATAAAATTTCTGTTCTTCGGTTTCCATATATCTGTCTTGGAAGTCCTTGATTAGTTGTTGATTTAATTCGTCCTCTTTTATACTTAATCGATGTCCCCACATCATAGCACCTGTCATGCTTAAAATAATTCCTACACATAATCCTAAGAAAAACATTACCATTGTATTGCCTTTGCTTGTCCCTTGAATCCATATCGGTATTCAATAGGATACATTAATCCATCTAAAAAGTGAGATAAGGTTTCAGTCTTTAACATCTGTCCATTCTCTAGTGTGCATAGTTCTAAATCTCTTATAGTCTTAGTGCATTTAGGATTAATAAATAGTTTATGTTTCCCAGTTGCATCTTCTAACATTCTATTCAAAGCATTCATTCTGTCCTTCTGAGTAGGGTTAGCTTTTTTACTGATGACTGTAAATCCTGAATCTTGCAATATCTTATGGTCTGACTTTGTGCTATTAGAAGTTCTTGCCTTACCTGCTGGGTCAGGATATACTGGTAAGCCCCTACCTTTAAGCTGCATAAGTTTAGCCAATTCAAAAGTATTGCTATTCTGTAACCCAATCTCATCAAATACATAGACTTCCCCTGCTGTATTCTCGCACATTAGGATTGCAGTCATGTATGATGCAACCCCAAAGTCAATTCCCCAAAACATTCTTGGACTCTTTTCCATTACTCTACAATGAATATCTCTACTAAAGTTATAAGCACATCTATTTGCTGCAGTTAAGAATGATGCTTCATACTCTTGTTGGAATGTTCGCTTATCTAAATTCTTTTTGGCATTCTCTATTTCATCTGCAGAAATAAAGCCACCTTCTAATGTGGTAAACTGCCAACTCTTATAATCTCCATTATCTGATTGTCCTTTAACAAACAAATCGTAGAAGTGGTTTAATCCACTCGGAGTTCCTACAAACAATGCTTCACCTTTTGATTCTGCTAGTGTAGGTTGTATAATCTCTCCCCAAACATTCTCTTTCATGAAAGCATATTCGTCCATTACTACCATCGTTGTAGATACCCCTCGAAGTGAGTCGGGTTTATCTGCCCCTTTAAGTTCAATCTTTGCACCATTGTCAAGTGTAATAGATAGTTCAGTTTCATTAATAGTTGCTTGTTTACTCGCAAATATTCCTTTGAGAAGATTCCAAGATACCATCTTAGCTTGTCTGTATGTAGGAAAGACAATCCATCTTCTCTCATTAGGTTGCAAAGGTTTATTAAGTAAAAATAAGACACTAAAAAACGATTTACCAAATCTTCTACCACATGATAAAATCTTATATCTTGTTTTATCATTGAGGATTTCTTTCCTTTGGTCATCAATCTTCCAATCCATCTATATCAAATACCTTTATTGGTTCATCTGTTGTATCTTTAATTCCTATAGATTGATTCGGTTTACCTAAGATTCTATCTGCCAAGAAATTAACAGCAGTCATATTACCATTTAATGCTTCTTTATATACCTTCGCTACTACTGCTTCTAACATAGTTTTCTTATTTTTAATTTCTACATTAGCCAAGTCGGTGATATATTCGTTTAAGGCAAAGCCTGATTTAGGTCGTCCTTTAGGATTACCTGAAGTGCCTTTCTTAAATCGCTTTCCTACAGGTGGTTTCTTATAACCTACTTCCCTGCTTTTCCCCTGTTTTACAGGGAGTTTCTTTTTTGTTTTAGCTGCAGCCAAACTAATCACCCCACTATTTGAAGGTTATGTTCGTTAATAAACGAAATGGAAGGTGTTACCCTTCTACCTATAGGGGCAAAAAGACTACAAGAAACCCTATTCTAAGGCTTTAAATGGCTATATCTGTTGATATTGTTGAAGAATTTATTTTATTTAAGACTACAAAAAAGCCCTAGTTAAAGGGCTAATTTGTCTAACTGATATTAGAGGTATTACAATTAATGTCCTATTTGATATGTTTTAGGACAAACATAGAAACTTAATTCTATTGAATATTTAAAACCATCTTTGATGTTTGAATGACTGTATATCCAGCCAGTTTGGTCATAATCTTGCAAAATTTTACTTAGATTATACCATTCAGCACTTGGTTTTTCTGAAGAAAACTTTAAAACATAAAATAAAGATTCTTTGTGTTCTCCTTCACCATTTACGAAAGTATCTTCTCTATTTATGGTTCTACCATTAAATGCTGATACAACTAATAATCTATTTACTTTTTCTTGTGTTTCGTGATTCCAAATATAAGTCATTTTATTCTCCTTTATTTAATTAACACTTTAATATATAGGGTTCTATTGCCAATGTCAACACTTTTATTAAATTTATTTTAGATACAAAAAAGCCCTCAAAGAAGGTAATGAGGGCTGATTTGTTTTATAAGGAAAAGAATTAAGCTACAAATGAACTTCCTAATACCTTTTTACAATTAGCATCAAAATCACCATATCCACTAAAATAATCATCTAAACTATTGTGTATATCATCATTATTACCTGCTAATACATCTGCAACTATGTTTAATAAGGCAGATGAATAATGACAAGTATTATAAGTGTAATAACTATCAGTAGTATCTACATTAAAACTATAAGTATTGTTATCTCCATGACACCCATAAAAACTTCTTTTGGCATTATATTTAAATTTCAAAGAAGTTCCATTATAACTTACATTACCACCTGAAGTATAATATCTTACACCTGCAGATTTTCTTGGTTTGGTGCAATGGCTTGAAGAACTATAATTTTTTACACCTAAATCATCTATCAATCTTGCTATTGCTTTTATTGATGGCATTCTACCTTTATCATTTCTTTTTTTGTAAAGACCTTTTATGACCTTTATGTTATCTTTGTTTAAATCCATTTTAATCTCCTTTAGTTTAATTAACACTTAATTATAAGGGTTATTAAAATAAAAGTCAAGGGTTTTATATTATTTTCTTTTTAGTCGTAAAGTTACCCTTGTTGCTTCGGCTTCTAATTTCTTTATGGCTCTTTGATAATAGGTTTTAGCAGCAGATTCTGATATGCCTAGATTAAACCCTATATCTTCAAACTTATTCTTATCTACTGCTCGTTCTATGAAGCATTGATATTCCTGTTCGCTTAGTTGCCTTCCCCCTACAACTCCAGTAAGTACATATTTTAATTCTTCTATTATCTTTATTTGGTCTTTCTCTACTTCATCTATTAAGTCTTGGTATCCTTTAGCTGTATTCTCTATGTCGTTTTTCATTGGTGTCCTTTAGGTTAAATTCTTTACCCCTCTATGTTCATATTTAGTGCCAACCATATATGCAAACACTTTAACAAGGTTGAGTATTCCTTTCTTGTTGTGAGGGGCAATCATTGTGGGTATCCTGCTTCTTTAGCTAA